TCCGTCCCAGCCGCCGCCCCGCAACCCCGCCACGATCAGCGCCAGCACATCGCGCACCGAGAACACATTGCCCTCGAACCGCTCCACCAGCGCCACCAGCGTGCCCGTCTCCAGCGCCGCCTCCAGTTCGGCCAGCGCCCCCAGCGTCAACCGGCACACATGCCGCCGCCCATCAAGCCACAGCGCCACCTCGCCCCGCATCGGATTGACCATCACAGCGCCGTGAACGTCAGCGCCCCGGCCGAGGCCAGCGTCATCTCATAGGTCGCCTCGCCATTATGGCTGCCCGCGTAATCGATCCCGGTAATCTGGAACGGCCCCTCGACCACCCCGAACCCCGGAATGATCACCTGAAAAGCCGGCATCTCGCCGCCAAAGAAAATCGCCCGCGCCCGCTCGTCGGTATCGGCATCGCGAAACACTCCCGACCCGGAAATAGAGGCCGATTTCACCCCCGCCCCCGCCAGCAACTCGCGCCAGCCGCCCGCGCTTTCCAGGCTTGTCACATCCACCGTCTCGGCGTTGAAACTGATCCGCGTGGCGCGCAGCCCCGCCACCGTCTGAAACTGCCCGCCCCCGGTCAGATCCAGCTTGATCAACAGATCCTTGCCATTCTGCACTGCCATCCGCCACACTCCGTTTGAAACCCGGCCCCGGCCCTCAAGGCCCGGCCGCTTGCCCTTCATCTTGGCTCAAATACTCAAGCCCGCTCGCCGCATCCGCCCCGGCCATGCGCGGCGCGCGTCAAACCTCCACCCGCGCCCGAAAGGTCAGATCGATGCGCCGCAGCGCGCCGCCCTCGCGCCGCCGCGCCACCGCCCGCAGAAACCACAGCCCCACGAGGCGCCCGCGCGCCAGAACCAACTCCGCGCCCACCAGCGCGTCCGACACCGCCGCCGCCACCGCCTTGGCCTCCTGAAAACCATCGGCATCGGTTACGACCGATATGGTAAAACGATGCTCCGCCCCGCCGCCGGTCTTGTCGGCGGCCTCGCGCACCTCTTCCGGTCCCAGCGCCACATAGGTGCCGGGCGCCGGGCCGGGCGGCAGCGCATCATGGATCGCCGTGCCCACCAACGCGCCCAGCGCCGCATCGGCCATCAGCCGCTGATAGATCGCCGCCTGCAAGGCCGCCGCCGCCCCGTAACTCATCGCACCACCTCCTCGCGCGCCGCGCAGTCCAGATACCGCCCGCCCGCGTCGCGCTCGGTGACGGCCAGAATGTCGAACACCCGCCCGCCTTCGCGAAACCGCTGCCCCGCTCGGGGCCGCGCGGCCGAGCCTTCCGGCGCCGCGCGCACGGTGATCCGCCAGGGCGCGAGTCCCAGCGCCGCCTCTTCCCCCGCGGCAGCGCGCCCGCTCCCCGCACGCATCTCGGCCCACAGAACACCCCGCGCCAGCCAGACTGCGGCATAGCCACCCCCGCCGTCAGGCGCCCTCTCGGGCGCCTCCAGCACCAACCGCCGAGTCAGGGCGAGGGTCATGCCCCACCCCCCAGAACCCGCACATTGCGCCAGCGCTCGATCAACCCCACCACGTCAAAGGGCAGCGCGCCCCGCGTCCCGATACCGGGATCATGGCGATGCTCGTAGAACGACGCGGCCAGCAGCAGCACCGCCTGCGCCAGATCGGGCGGCACATCGGCCCAGTCCGGGCCGAACCCGGCGGTGAAACTCACCTCCGCCGCGCCACCCGCGGGAATGGTCGGCAAACAGCCTCCCATCGCCACCAGCCGTGGTCGGTGCAGATCGCGCTCCAGCCGGTAACGCGCGGGCGCGATCACCGTCTCAACCCCCAGCCGGTCGGTGATCACAACCGATTGAACCGCGCTGACCGGCGCCAGCGGCAGGGCCTGGGCCTCGGGGCTGCGCCAGACGGCGGTCTCCCAGGTGAAGGCCCGCGCCAGCAGCGCCTTGCCGGTGCGCCCTTCGATGGCCCCCAGCGCGGCGCGCAGATACCCTTCCAGCAACCCGTCCTGAAGGCTGTCCTCGCCAAACCCGGTGCTCAGGCGCAGATGTTCGCGAAACGCCGCCACCGGCAGCGCCGCCACCGGCGCCGCTGTCTGCTCAACCAAAATCATTCCGTTTCTCCGCTGGATTGCCCCGATAGTTCAGATCATGGGCGCGCGCCCCCCGAACCGCTCGGACGGAGGGAACTGCTAGACGGCCCGGGGTTCCCGGCACGCGCCCACACCGCCCCCGGGGCTCACATCCCGGGCACGGCATTCACGATGCGCCTCAGCTCACCGCGAATTTCAGCAGCTTGATCGCGGCGAAATCCGACACGTCGCCGCCCACGCGCTTTGTGGCGTAGAACAGCACATGCGGCTTGGCCGAGAACGGATCGCGCAGCACCCGCAGATCGGGCCGGTCGGCGATTGTGTACCCCGCGCGGAAATCGCCGAACGCGATGGCAAAGGCGTCAGGTCCGATATCGGGCATGTCCTCGGCGATCATCACCGGATAGCCCATCAGCCGCGCGGGTTGCGCCGCCGCCAGACCATCCGACCACAGGAACCGGCCGTCGGCATCCTTCATCTTGCGCACCGCGCCGGCGGTCTTGGAATTCATCACGAAGGCCGCATTCGCCCGGTAGGACGCACCCAGCGCATAGACCAGGTCAACAATCGCATCCGACGCATTCGTGGTGGCGAAATCGCCCGCGTTGCCGGTCGGAACATAGCCCAGATTGCCCCAGGCCCAGGCCGATTGCGCGACCTTGGTGTGGTTCAGGAACCCGCGCGGCTTGCCAACGCCGTCACCCGAAATGAAGGCTGCGGCTTCGGCACGGGTGAACTTGTCGGCGATGCGCCCGGCAAGCCAGCCCTCGATGTCAAAGGCGCTGTCGTCCAGCAGCCGCTGCGACGCCTTCGGCATGGCAGACAGCTCATGCAGCGGGATCGAGATGCGCTCGACCAGCGGCGTGTCGCTCTCGGGCACCGGGCCGGTCTCGGTCCCCCAGCCCGCGCCCACATCGGTATGATCCACCAGCACGTCGAAAGATGTCGCCTCGACATTCACCACATTGGCGATCGCCCGCACCGACGCGGTGGAATTGAGAACAGACCGGATCGTCTCGGCGGTCTGCGGATCGACCAGATAGCCGCCCTCGGCCGCCACCGCCGTGTTCAGCGCCTTGCCCTCCAGCACCAGGCCGCGCAGCCCGTCGTCGTCCCCGGTGCGCAGATAGGCGCCAAAAGCCTTGAGATGCGGCGCGCCCTCGTCACGGGCGGCGGAAAGGGCCGGGCGGCCCATGGTCATGCTCTTGCGGTCCAGACTGGTCATGCGGTCTTCCTGTTGCTGCAAACGTTTGGTCATATCGCGTTTAAACCCCTTGAATTCATTGACGAACCCGGAAAGTGCGGCTCTCACCTCCGCCGCCGGCCCCGCATCGTGATACCTGGACAGATCTTCCCCGCCCGCGGCCTTCACCTCGGTCTTGCACATCGTCTCACCTATCGTTGAAAGTTACCTGCGCGCGGGTGCTCTGCCCGCCGGATCACGGCGCACGCCGTCATCCCTTTCCACCAGTTCGCGGCGGGCGTCCTCGAAGATCTCCGCCAGATCGCGCAACAGGGGGTCAGACGCATCGCCCTTCGCCCCCACACGCGCCTCGGGAAGCATCGGGAAGGTGACCAACGACACCTCCCAAAGCTCCAACTCCAGCAGCCTCCGCACGCCATCCGGCCCGCGCTCGGCCCGCTTGACCCGGTAGCCGATCGACAACCCGTCGATCGCACCGGCCCCGATCAGCGTCACCGCCTCGCGCCCCCGCGCCACATCGACCAGCAACCGCCCCTTGACATGCAGGCCACGCCCGTCCTCGCGCACCTCGTCCCACACGCCGATGGGCTGCGCCGGGTCATGCTGCCACAGCATCTTCACCCGCCGCCCCGCCGTCCGCAGCGCCGCCAGCGACGCCGCATAGGCCCCCGGCGCCACCACATCGCCGCCCTGATCGCGCACGCCAAAGACAGAGGCATAGCCCGCCACCCCCGCGCCCTCGCTGATCACCAGCCCCGCCTCGGGCTGATGAAACTTGTGTTCCAGCCCGTTCAACTCTGCCGCCATCCCTTTCCCTTTCATTGAGCCGCCACCTCAAGCAGCATCCGCGCGCCACTGGCCAGCGCCATCGCGGCCACCCCGTAAACCGCCAGCCACATCCGCCTCTCCAGCCGCTCCAGACCCAGTTCGATCTGTCGCAGCCGGTACTCCAGCCCCGACCAGCGTTCTTCCGCCACACGCTCATTGGCCTCGATCCGCGCCGCGGCCGCGTCGAAACTGTCGTACAGATAGCGCGACCCCCCAACCTGACGCGCCACGCTCATGCGTCCTCCGCCAGCCGTGGCAGGCCCAGCAGCGCGCGTTTTTCCGCATCGGTCAGGAACGTGGCCTCGCCCACGCGCCGCCATTGCTGATCGCGCTCGCCCGCCAGCGCCGGAACCTGATCCAGATCGGGGCGCAACAGCGCCTCCTCGCCCAGATACTGCCCCAGCCAGCCTGACACCGTCGCCGCGACCCGGGTGACCAGTGGCACCACCGTCAGCCGGTAAAAGGCCCTGTGCGCTTCCTGGTAATTGGCGTAAGTCGCGTCGCCGCTGATCCCCAAGAGCATCGGCGGAATGCCGAAGGCCACCGCGATCTCGCGCGCCGCCGCCTCCTTGGTTTTCTGGAATTCCATGTCAGAGGGCGAAAAGCCCATCGGCTTCCAGTCCAGCCCGCCCTCCAGCAACATCGGGCGGCCCGCATTGCGCGCGCCCTGATGATGGGCCTCCATCTCGCTCACCAGCCGATCGTACTGATCGGCCGACATCGCGCCCTGCCCATCCGCGCCACGATAGACGATCGCGCCAGACGGCCGCGCGGCGTTGTCCAACAGCGCCTTTGACCAGCGCGAGGCGGAATTATGCACATCCACCGCCATCGCCGCCGCCTGCATCGGCGAAAACCCGTAATGATCGTCCTGCGGATGGAACGAACGCACATGCAGGATCGGCGGCACATCGTCGGTCATGTCGAACCGCACCGTCCGCCCGCTGACGACATATTCATAGGCCGACGGCCAGCCATCGGCCCCGGGAACCACGCGCATCCGGTCCGAGCGCAGCACATGTATCTCGCCCGGCGCCGCCCCCGCGCCGCTCACCGCCTCCAGATATCCGTTCCCCGTCAGCAGCAGCTGGCCATAGAACGCCTCGAACAACTCTGCCTTGCCCTGCGCCGGGTTGGGGCGCGCGATCAGATCAAGGATCGGATGATTCTCATAGCGTCGATCACGATCCTGCAGGACCAGCGGCAACGCCGCCGCCGCCTCGGCGATCAGCTTGACCGCGCGAAACCCCACCGGATTGCCCTGAAACCCGGTCCGAGTCAGCGAGACCGTATCGCGCGGCGACCAGGCCGCCCGCCCGCCAGAGGCAAAGGCTACCACCGCCCCCGTGGCCGAGGCCTTCACCTCTTCCGCCACCCCGCCGCCGCGCCGCAAGAAATCAAACACCATCCCGTCGCTCCTTGTTCATCCTCTCATCCGCTCGATGCAAATACTCCCGCCGGAGGCGTCGACACCGAGGCCAGGCGCCTCCGGCGGGAGTATTTCGGTCGAGAGGATGAAGCCGTCTGCAAATTGAATAGTCGACCTACAGGCTCCTGACCTGCGGTCGCCGCCATTGCCCGGCAGGCACGATCATCAGATCGGTCAGCGCCCAGACCAGCGCATCCACCCTGTCCGGGCTACCTTGACCCTCGTAGCCACGCACAGTGATCCGGCACATCTGATCCTCCAGCGCGCCCAGACCACGCAGATGATGCACGCGCCCCTGTTCATATAACGCCGCCGCAGGCTCGGACCGCGCGACCTTGCCGCGTGACGCCCGAACCGCCCGATAGGGCGCCATCGGGTCGACCTGACGGATCACCGTTTCGACCAGATCGCCGCCCTGATTGACCTCGGCCACCAGCCGCTCCGCCCCGTGCCGATCCATCGCCGCAATCGCCGCGCGCGCCCATTCCGTGGGCGAGGCGGCGGCAACGCTGGCATCCTCCAGAACATAGGCGCGCCAATCCTGCGGCGGCCCTTCGCTCACCACCCCGACAACAACGATCCCGCAATCGTCGGACCCCGCATGCCCCGTCACCGGCGGATCAACCGCGACGACCACACGCGTCAGCGGCGGCGGCGCATCAACCCGGCACGCCTCGATCCCCTGCGTGGTCCAGAGCGCGCCCTCGGCATCCCCCAGCAGTACGCCGTCCAGTTCCTGCCGCCCCAGCCGCGTGCCCGCATAGCGCCGCCGCACCTCGTCAAGAAACCCCGCCGCCAGATAGGCGCGGTTGGCCTCGGTCGGGGCATGGGTGACCACGGTCGAGGGGTTCGCCAGAATTGATTTCAACACGCCCATATTCTTGGGCGTCGTCGTCACCACCTGTTGCGGATGATCGCCCAGACGCAGCGCAAATTGCAGCATGTCCCAGGCTGCTTCGGCATGTTTCCACTTGGCCAGCTCATCCACCCAGGCCGCATCGAACTGCGGCCCGCGCAGGCTGTCGGGATCATGGGCCGAATAGGCCTCGGCCACCGCGCCATTGGGCCAGACCAGGCGGCGGCGCGTCGCCTCCCAGACCGGCCGCCGATCGGGGGGTGAACAGGCGATTATCCCGCTCTCCCCCTCGGCCATCACGGCGCGCACCTGATCGTGGGTTTCCCCCACCAGCGCCACGCGCCGCGCGCGCCCCGCATCATCGGGCCCCGCACCTTCAACCTGCGCGCGCACCCATTCGGCCCCGGCGCGGGTCTTGCCTGCGCCACGCCCGCCCATGATCACCCAGGATCGCCAGGCCCCTTCGGGCGGCACCTGATGCGGCAGCGCCCAGAACTCGAACAGCCACGGCAGCGCGGCCAGCGCGTTGTCACTCAGCCCCTCCAGGAACGCCGCCGTCGCCTCCGGCGTCGCGCAGGCGAGCCAGGCGGCGCCCGATCTCGTCTCGGGCGGCGGCAAGGTCAAGCGCGCCTGCCCCGACCGCCCCAAGCTCTTGCTTGCGGAGTTTGTCAATTGTAGCCCTTTCAT